TAATAAATATCTTTACTATTGGACTATTCGATGTATTATTAATCAATGTTTGTATCATCTTCTACCACATCTTCATCTTGTTCAGGTGTTTGTGGATTAAGTTTAGCTTCAAGCCATTCCATAAGTTCTTCGTAGTCGTTGTCTAGCAACTTTCCGTCATCGTTTAATTCTTCTGCTAACATCATTGCATATGCTATTGTGTATTCTCCATCTTCTACTAAAAGCATTATAGCTTTCTTTTTTCTTAATGATTTCTTTTCGATTATACTCATGGGTTCCTCCTATTCTAGTAAACTTAGTCTACTATCTAAATTATCTAATTTTGATTTTAAATCTTGCATATAGCTTAATTCCATGTATGGTGCTAAATCTTCTGCTGTAACAGCTATATTATTTGTACCTTTAACTAATTGTAAATGCTCATATATTGCATCTAGTTGAGATATTAAAGTTTCATCTGTTATTTGAGTTATAACTGGAACTTTTGCACCAAAGTAAATTGTCAAATTATTATCTGCACATAATTGTCTGCCTTCTGCGTAAGTAGTTGCATAAATTGTTGACATATATATTCTTATCCTTCCTGAAGATGTAGTCCCAGAAAGTCCTGTATTTTGCCTAGGATTGTTGTTGCCCACTCTAGTAGTTTTTAGCATGTTGCATAAAGAAATTACACCAAGATTTGACATTGGTAAATCACCTTCTAAATTTAATGCGGGTGTCAAAAATCCTATAATATTTTCAGTTAATGCGTTCGGACCCAAATCATCATTATAAACATATTTATCTATTGCTCCATACTTATACCAATTACCATTTTCTTTATAAAAATAATCTTGATAATCTCCTATTTTACATAGTTCAATGTTGCCTAAATTAATAGGATAATCTGCGTGATAATATGGAACATATGATGTAGCAGTCGAGCCTTGTTCCAATTGAATGTCTACTGAACTTATATCAGTTGTTAAAACTAAATAGCCTGTATTTTGAGGTGTAAAAGTTATATGTGTTGTATTGTTAATCCAAGTTGCAAATTCTTCAAGTACAATATTATTACTATCAACTATCTTACTATTTCTATTTGACGTAGCACCTTTTGCACCATCTATTTTCCAACTTAATGTGTAAGTCTTATTTGCTTCAACTTTTGCACAATTAACATAGCTATATGATGCACTAGAATTACCATATCCAACTACTTGCCCAATATCTCCAGTTGAGAATGCGTTTTTTCTTTCTACATTCTGGTCAAACAAATTCTTTCCTTGTACTTCAATTACATTATTACCAGTAACTACATGAATAGGTTGAGGATAATCTGGGTTAGGGGATGGAACACCTCCAACATAAGGTTCATAATCTGTTGCTGTTGAGCCTTGCTCCAATTGCATCCATTTATCATCGTTTGATGTTATTCCACCTGATTTCCACACAGCTACAGATACATACTTCACTCCAGATTCTGTAGTAAATGCAGTTGTTATAAAATCGATGTTTTTATCTTTAACAAAGGCTTTGTTTTCATCATAGTAAGATATTGCACCAAATCTGGTACCTAATTCATGGCTAAAAATATATGAGGTGTTTTCTTGAACTTCTATATAATTTGTTGTAACCCATGCCCTATCAGTTGGCACGCCTGGTCTTCTATAAGACCAACTCAATTCTGAATAATTCAAAAGATTTTTACCACGATAACTAGCTTGTTCTGTATTTCCAAATAATTCTAATTTGTTCTTGCTGTATTTAGCTGCATCTGTTACTTGTATTTCTGTTGCTTGTTCTGTTGTATTCCAAGGCATATTCTCGCTTAATTCTTCAACCTCTTCTTGTAGCTCATCAATTTGTGCTTGATAATCTACGATGTGCTCATCGTATTCATCTATTTTCTCTTGTGCATTAGTGTTGAACTCATCTGTCTTTTCACTTGCGTTATTATCGAAATTTGTCGTTTTTTGGGTAGCATTGTCGTTAAAAGCCGATGTTTTACTTTCTGCGTTAGTGTTAAACTCTGATGTTTTAGTACTAGCATTATTATCAAATGTTGTTGTTTTCTCAGTAGCATTGCTATTAAAAGCATTAGTTTTATTTGTTGCGTTAGTATTAAACGTATTCGTTTTTGTTTCAGCATTAGAATTAAAAGCACTCGTTTTCGAACTAGCATTTGAATTGAAAGCTGATTCTTTGCTACTTGCGTTAGTATTAAAGTCATTTACTTTTTGTGTATAGTTACTATTAAATTCGTTTGTTTTTTGTGTAGCGTTATTGTTAAATGCTGTTGTTTTAGCCTCTGCATTAGCATTATATTCGGCTGTTTTATCTTCTATATTTCCTATTGCTTCATCTGTTCTTCTTTCTCTATCAGCCTCTTGTGTTTGTCTAGTTTGTTCATTAGTTTGTCTAGACTTTTCATTATTTTGTCTTGTTTCTTCATTTTCTTGTCTTTGAGCTTCAGCATTTTTAATTGTAGTTTCTAGTTCATCTATTTCTTCTATCTTCTCATTCATCGCAGTAAGCATTGTATTAAATCCATCAATCTGTTCCTCTGTTGGTACAATACCATCTGCGTTATCATTTTCAAAGAAGTTCATAACGAATATTTGTGTTCTAAAATCTACATCTGTTTCATATTGTGAATCTGTTTTAGTACACCATATATAAGCCTTAACACTTCCTTTGGTTGTTATAGCATTAGTAAGTATAGCTTTGTTATCAATAATAGGATCCCATACTTTTTGATTATCTAAATAATAAACAATTCTTTTATTATATTCTTCTAATTCCTTTGGAAACTCAAAATTAAGTATTTCATAATTGTTTTCATTTTTAGTTCCCCATGTACCTGAAGAAGATACACTTCTGTTTTTGTGTATTTTAATTAACATATCGTGTACCTCCTTTAGCTAATTTTAAGTAATATTAATTTGAATGTTACTGATTTAGAACTATCTGTATCATTGTATATTCTCATTTGAATTGATGAACTTTGTAAGTTAACACTTCTTGTGTATTCATTGTTCAAATAACTTGATGAATCTCTATGATAACCATAATAATTAAATCCTTTGTCTGTTACTTGCTTTATTCCAAATGATATTGGAACGCAATTAGATTGAGTAAGCCCTGTTGGGTAATTGAAATCAAATCTAGCAATTTGATTTGCTGGTATAGTAACACTAGATTCTAACTCAATAATATCATCGTGGTATACAACTTTTGATCCGGTTGGAGTTTTTGAAGTTGTTACCAACAACATTGCCATTAAAATTAAAGTCGCCATTTGCAGTCCCTCCAGTCTTTAATAAATATGCACTTCCATCAAGGACATTATCAAGCTCCGCTTCTAGTTGATCTAGTATTGCTCTGTATTCTGTTTGTATTGCATTGTATATTGTGTCAAAGTTAAGGAATGTTCTTTTATCAACAAACTCAGTTATTCCACCTGATGTTGTTCTAAATTGTGCTAATTCATATTGATATACACCAGCATTATTTTTAACAATATCATTTGTAGTTAATGTAGGGTAACCAGTTGAGCTTGAAAGTATTTTGTAATAGCCTTGTTCAAAATCACTTTCTGTATTTGTTTTATCAAGGTCGATTTCGATAACTAATCTACAATACATGTTTGATGTTCCAGCATCTAAAGTGGTTGATGTATCTTCATTAAGGAATCTCCCTTGTATACAAACAGCTCCGGAAGCAATTGTTACATTACTTCCGGAGTATGTTATTTCCATTCCATCTTTATAATTATCTGAAACTCCATTTCTACCATCTAGGAAAGTATTGATAAAAAGTGCAAAAATTTGATTTTCAAAAAGTTGTTTTGCAAAAACTTGTCCTTTTAACATATTAAATCCTCTCTTTCAATAATTTATCGATAAATCTAATTCTTATATTTCCACAAATATATTCATAGAACCTGTGTCTACTTATTTTGACTGAAGAAATATAAGTATCATATATAATAGATTCTTTTGTCTTAATTCCAATAGGTGTACCTATTGGAATATATCTATCTAATAAGCTAAATGTAATATTATGGTTGTAAGCATTTGATTTTATTACATTTAAAGCTTCTTGATTTGCATCTTCATAATTTTCAGTATAAATCGTTTCAACTTTACCATCTGCACGATTAACATTATTTCCATTCGTTGTTGTAGTTCTATCATTAAGTAAATACAATGTATAAGTTCCAGGATTATCAACTCCATTAACCTTGCTATATAAAACAACAACCTTACTTACTATGTCGGTTTCAAATACCTCGTTATAGTTTGAAATAGATTGAGCTTTTGTATCAATCAATTTTTTGGACGGATATTGTTTTTGAATCGACATTATTATCTTTGTGCCACTAATTCTGAATGTATATACAATGTTGTAATTCTGCGTACAATTGTTAATCCATGTATGTAAATTATATATACCATTATTAACATTACTTACAGATACTTGAACTGGAGTATGAGATAAAGCTTCAATCTCAAGCCATGGTAGATTGATAAAAGTATCATAACTTTTTGTAAAGTTAGATTCAATGACACTTTTAATCATATCTTCTACACCTACATATTGCATATACTTTTCATCGGTCTGCCCCCTTGGAGTAAATCGTGTAGCTTCAGATATATTGGTAGTTGTCGATACTAGATAATTACTGCTATTAATTGTGATATATGTATTATCATTCACACATTTGAAAACATATGCCCCAGTTCCAGTACGAACTATATCCCATAGTTGCCTGTTTGATGTCAAATTATTATATTGAGCAACATCTCCAGTTGATAAATTAGTTTTAGTTAAATATCTCCCAGATTTTGCATTAATAATCATATAATGTCCATTTGATTGTTTACTTACTCCCCAATATTGATGTTTATTGCTTTCATTGAATGTTAAT